GGATTATACACTTTCCTTTAGCTACTCCTCGTACCGGAGACCTCGTCTTGCAGCGACTAGTTCGAAAGACACCTTTTTTTGAAGGAACTCCAGTAAAAACATTAACAGCTGGGTATAATATGAGAAAGAATTTTAGGATAACTTTTTCGGATAGTACCTGTCAACATTCAGAGACTTGTGGTTGTCGCATCACACTTCAGGGTGTTGGTCCCAAAACAGAAGGTCTTAAGTATACAGCACTTGGGACCACACTAACAGACCAATACCTTGAAGCTGCTTCTTATGTTAATACCTTTGATTTTGATACGCGTGCGAGTGATCCGACACCGGTGATGTCAGAAGAAACGTACTTTCGGGCTAACGTCCATGATGGTATGACAGTGAAGCCCATTGAGCCTGTGATAGAAAATGCTAGGAGTCGATGGCCGGATTCTGTATTGTTATGTTCGTTAGATGCACGTGTATCGAATGCACTTAGAAGGAGTGATTTTAGGTACTTACGATATAAGTTTCCCCAGATGCATATCTCATGGTCTTTTATGAAAGAAGTGTGGGGAGAGACGACATCGGTTCCTTCCTTGAGGGCTTTGGCTCTCCGTCGGGAGTCGATGTTTCATTGGGCATGTGGAAAAACGAATGGCCATCCACATGTCGTGTCAGCAATGGCTAATCTATATCCAAGGAAGATGGCGAATTCTATTTTGAGTATGTCGAGGGAAACATTAGGGCAGATGCCTCGAGAGCCGTTGATGTTTCTAAATGAGGCGATGGATGTACTCTATAGGAAGATGAGGGTGGATCTCCAGCGTAAAGATTTGTGGAGACTCTCAGTGGCTACGTTGAAGGATATGTACTTGGGTGCATCGAATGGTGAAAGTGGAGGCAAGAAGTTTGAGATTGTTTCCGATGTGACTCATCCCGTGAAAATAAAAGTGTCTCCTAAAGGAAAAAAAGTGGACACTTTTGAACAGGAAATAACCGCAATTCTGAATTTTCTTCGTACTGGAGAAGAACCCAATATTCCCTGGGTGATACCTTTGAAGGATGAAAACTTTGTTGACTTTTTTAAGCAATGGTCGGAGGAGAAATGGCAAGCTTTTGAGGAGAAAGTAAGATGTTTTAATATTCCTTGTTCAATTTACATCTTATTAGAACGGATGGTGTCATTGATTCGCCATCGGCGAGAGCGAGGTTGGGTTATTCGCATAGGTCATCGCTGGTCCCATGGTGGAGCGGATTCTCTTGCAAGGTGCTTGGGCATAGATTTGTCGACATGTTGGAGTCCTGAGCTTGTGGAGGGTGATGCAAAGCTTTATGATCAGACTGTTGCGGAGCTCTGGGTTAATTTGTACTGGTCGACGATGTCTAATTTTGTGGACCCGCTGAGCCAAGATTATTCGTGTTTTGAGAGAATTGTGAAGTTTCTTCTAAAAAATATGATTATGCGGTTAACCCAACTCCTAGGTTCAATTTGGGGTGCAGTGAAAGGAGGTGTTCCATCAGGAGCTTTTAATACATCGCACATGGATTCATGGATCATGGCGATGTATATAGTTCTCTTCTGTGTTTGGCAGGTTCATACAGCTCCGCCAGAGCATCAAGAGGCACTTGAGCTGGATTTATTAACGATAGTCTTATTGATAGTATATGGTGATGATCATTTATATCGTAAGGGACTAGGAATAGGTGCAACTTATTTTTCAGGTGCTGCTTTTGTAGACTTTATGTGGAAGCACTTTCGTGTCCTTGTCCGTGACATGAAAGATGGCGTCTGTTTTGCTTCGACAACAAGTGCAGGATGGATAGTTAAATGTGGTGCAACCTTCTTAAAACACCAAATGGTCCTTAATCCAGAGAAAAGTGTGGGGCAGCCCTTTTTTTT